CGGACGGGCTGATCTCTAATCAAGCAGGCCGCCGGCGCCCCAAGTCGCGCCCGCTCTATGACGGCCATTCCATCCGCGTCTTTCGCTATGTCGAGAGCGGCCTCTACAGCGGCAACAGCTCGCCCAATCGGCCCTGGTTCAACTTTGCCCTGAAGCGCGATCGCGGCGGACAGTCCACGGCGACACAGGCGACAAAGGTCTGGTTCGGCACCTGCGTGTCGATCCTCTCAATGATCTTCGCGGGCTCGAACTTCTATCGCGTCGTTCGCTCCAACTATGGTCAGCTCGGTCGCTTCGGCAATGCCGCGGCGATCATGGACGATGACGACGAGTTCGGAATCAACTGCATCGGCCTCAAGATCGGTGAATTTGCCTGCGACGTGAACCGTAAGGGCAAGGTCGACACGCTGCTACGCTGGGTGCAGATGACGACGCGCCAGCTGGTCGACGGTTATGTCCGCCAGCTCGATGGCTCGATGGACTGGTCTCTTGTTCATCCGTCTGTTCAGTCCGCGTGGAACAGCTCCAACTATACCGCGACCTTCACCGTCTATCATCTGATCGAGCCCAACAGCGAATATCGCGAAGGCGCCTGGGCTGCCGCCGGCATGAAGTGGCGCTCGGTCAAGTGGATGGAGTGCGATACGGACAAGAACCGTGTCCTGGAGAATCGTGGCTATATCGAGCAGCCCTTCTGGGTCGCGCGCTGGGCGGTCGATGGCACTGACGTGTGGGCGACTGGCCCCGGCCGCGACGCCCTGCCGGACATGCGCGAGTTGCAGGCGCAGTCCAAGCGCAAGGGCGAAGTGACCGACATGGTCGTGAAGCCCCCGACGCAGGGTCCGCGCGACTTCAGGATGCGGCCAGGCCAGCACACCGCGCTTGCCAGCGTCGACGCCGGGGAAGTCAAGGTCGTGTATCAGGCGCCCTATCAGGCGATAGGCCTGGTCGGTAGCGACGTGCAGGAATGCCGCCGGGCGATCAGCGAGGCGACCTATGCCGACCTGTTCATGGCCATCACCGAGCGCGATGGGGTCCAGCCGCTCAATGACCTCGAAACCCAGCTGCGCAACGACGAGAAGATGACGCAGCTCGGCCCGGTGATCGAAAGCATCAATGTCGACATGCTCAAGGTAGCGGTGGAACGCGCCTTTGGTATCGCAGTGCGCGGCGGCCTGTTCCCGCCGCCACCTGAAGAGCTGGAAGACGAAGAGCTCGATATCGAGTTCATCTCTGTCCTGGCGCAGGCGCAGAAGATGATGGGCGCGGGCCAAACTGAGCGCTCGCTCGCGTTCGTCGGCGCAGTCTCCCAATTCCAACCGGACGCGATCGACCTCGTCGACGGCGACGCGCTGGTGCGCGATCACTGGGAGCGCAGCGCGGCGCCCGCGGTGGGCATGCGCGACCAGTCGGTGGTCGACCAGATCCGCGCCAACCGGCAGCAACAGCAACAGCAGGAACGTATGGCAGCGATGGCCCAGCCGGCAAAGGACGGCGTCGAGGCGGCTGCCCTGCTCAATGAGATCGGCCAGCAATGAGCAAGGTGATCGAAGAGCAGGAATTGCGCGACCTGGTAGAAGTTCGGGCTTTTCGTCGATTTCTTTTCAGGATCGTCGAGAGCGCCGGTATCGCCATCCCAGCCACCAAGGACGACACATCCCTTCGATTGGAAGGTCGGCGCGCCTTGGGGTTGGAAATTCTCGGATGGGTCGAAGCGGCATTGCCGCATGCGACGGGGAGCGCGCAGCCGCTTGCCGCGCTCAACCTCGCCATATCCGAGGCTCTTGCCCCCAAGGAGAAGCGCAGTGAACGTCGGAATCGATATGAAGATCAGTCGGAGGATTAACCTCCTCACCCGCACGGCGATGACGCCCATGGAGCGGCGCGTCGGCCGCTTCATGCGTGCGCCTGATCATGATGCTGGCACCGGCGGCGGCGCGGCGGGCGATCCCCCCGCAGCCGATCCTGCCGCAGCCCCAGCTGGCCAGTCCGATCCCGCGCCGGCCGGCGACGGCGTGACGCTGCTCGGCGCAGATCCAGAACCCAAGGCAGACCCTGATCCCGCTGCCGATCCGGAAGGAGGTGATCCCAAGTCTCCCGAAGAGGGAGGCGATAAGGGTGAAGATCCTGCCGCCTCCCTTCTCGGTGCTCCTGAGAAGTACGAGTTCGACCTCGGTGAGGGCATGACCTTCGACCAGGAAGCGTTCGACGCGATCGAGCCCGTTCTGCGCGATATGGATCTCAGCCAGGACGCGGCCAACAAGATCATCGGCGGCTATGCTGAAAAGGTCATGCCGGTGCTGCAGCAGCGCGCTGAAGCGCAGGCCGCGGAAGCGGGCCAGCAGCTTATCGCCGACTGGGCCAAGGAAACGCTGGCAGACAAGGAAGTCGGCGGATCGCGGCTCAACGAGAGCAAGGCGCTCGCGGCGCGCACGATCGGCCGCTTCCTGCCCAATGACACGGAAGGTCAGCAGTTCCGCACCTTCCTCAACGAATCCGGCCTCGGCAATCACCCCCAGATGATGCGCATGCTGTCGCGCATCGGGCGTGAGCTGGGCGAGGCCAAAGCAGATCCGGGGAATGGGGGCGGCCGTGCCTTGACCACCGAAGAGAAATTCTACGGCCGGAAAGGATAATATATGGCTGTTCTCGCATCGAACGTTCCGACGCTGATCGACGTCGTCAACCAGCTTGCCCCCGATGGGTCGCAGCTGGAGATCGCCGAAGTTCTCAAGCAGACGAACCCCATCTTGGAAGACATGACCTGGATGGAAGGCAATCTGGTCACGGGCCACAAGGACAGCGTGCGCACCTCGCTGCCCGAAGGTAGCTGGCGCTCACTGAATGCCGGCGTGCCGATCACCAAGAGCGGCACCACGCCGATCGAAGAGACCTGCGCACTTCTCGAAGACTATAGCCAGGTCGACGCCGAGATCGCCAAGCTGTCGGGCAATGTCGACGGCTACCGTCTCAAGGAAGGTCGCGCACACATTCAGGGCAACGGCAACAAGATGGCTCGCACCCTGATGTATGGCAACACCGCCGCCGGCGACGGCTTCACCGGCTTTGCCAATCGCTTCAACACGCTGAACGCTGCGAACGACCAGAAGGCTGGGCAGATCCTCGACTGCGCCGGGACTGGCACGAAGCTTCGCTCGATCTATCTGATCGGCTGGAGCCATGACACGGTGACCGGGATCTATCCCAAGGGCACCATTGGCGGCCTTCAGCATGAAGACGTCACCACGCCCGGCGCTGGCACCGATACGATGGTGCTGCGCGACGGTGCCGGTAACCCCTATCAGGGCTATATGGATCACTGGATCTGGCGCACGGGTCTCATGGTCAAGGACTGGCGCTATGTCGTACGCGCCGCAAACATCGATATCGACACGCTGGTCAAGAACAAGGCCACCGGCGCCGACATCGAGGACATCATGACCCAGATGGTCGAGATGATCGAGAGCCTAGAGGGCGTCCGCGCGGCGTTCTACGTGCCTCGCGAGCTCTCCGCCATGCTTCGCCGCCAGATGAACAACACGAAGGGCACGTTCCTGTCGTGGGATGAAGCCGGCGGCAAGAAGGTCATGAACTTCGGCGAAGTGCCGGTGCGCCGCACCGACGCGCTGAAGGTCAATGAATCGCGCGTGGTCGCGTAAGGGCAAGGAAGGAAAATCCGACCATGATTAAGGACGCACAGCTCCGCCTGTCCAACGCGCAGGCGCTCACCACGGGGACGCAGGTCTCCACCAACAGCATCGACCTCTTGGTGTCCAAGCGCAATCTGGGCCGTGCGCTCGGTCTGCGCATGTACATCAATGTCGATGTGACCTTCGCCGGCGGCACCAGCGTGCAGCCGCAGATCATCGAGAGCGACAACGCCGATCTGTCGTCGCCCTCGGTGCTGGCAACTGGCCCGACCCGCGCGGAAGCCGCGCTGGTCGCCGGCCAGCCGGTCTGGGACGTCGCCATGCCGGACACGACCAAGCGCTACATTGGCGTCCAGTACGTCAATGTCGGCACGCACACGGCTGGTGCGGTGTCGGCGCACCTGGTCGCAGGTACCGACTATGCCAACAATCTGCCCGCCTGGACGGGTCGCTAAGGAGAACGGATGATGACCAAGCTGCTCGATCATGACAGCTTCATCGATGGCGTCTTCTACAAGGCCGGGTCGCCGGTACCGCCCAAGCGGACGGTGCCGGCGCAGGTGGCGCCGACGGACGAACTGACCGCGGACATGACGGTCGATGAGCTGATCGACTTCTTCCGCAATGGCCACGGGCCCAAGGGCGCCGCGGCTATCGTCGATCGCCTCGATGTGGCGGGCCTCGACATTGCCGACCTCAAGTCGAAGCTGGACGCACGCAACAGCAGTGACACCGACGCGGCCCAGCTGATTGCCGACGCCAATAAGGAGCGCGACGAAGCGCTGGCGGAGGTTGCTCGTCTGGAGACCGAACGGAGCGGCGCCGCGACCGAGCGCGACGCGGCGATGCAGGCGATCGAGGATCTCACGAAGGAGCGTGACGATCTGAAGGATCAGCTCGCCGACGCGGTCGCGGCGGCTTCGGCGGCAGCGAAGCCGGCGACCAAGACGAAGTAACGGGCGAGGGCTCACAGGGGGAAAGGGCGGTCCGTCAGAAGCGGGCCGCCCTTTTTGTCGTCGACTGACTTCTACCACCAGCGCATTCAGCGCC